AGGGAAACATTATTCTTTATTATTTAGAAAACCTTGCTTCAGTAATTTTGACAACTCTGAAGTAGATCCAACAAACACTGCATTATTTGTAACATTATTGGCAATTTTAGTATTATCCTCCTGAACATCCTTCAGTTTTTTCTGTAAGTCTATAAGTTTATCCGTAGTATCTGCAACACTTTTAATCAATTGCCCTGCCACTTCATATGCTCTTGGACTTCCTCCATCACTGGCAAGTTCCATAATTCCATTAATGGCTTCTTGACCTTTTTCAATTAATGAATATAAATTTGCTCTTGTATATTCATAATCTTTTTTTATATCATTATTCTGTGTAGGAATAATATCAATTGGTGTAATAGACTTTTCTACCTCAACAATACTACTTTCTATATTCAGAGCTTTATCCAAATCTTCATAATTATTTTTCATAATATATCAGATGTCACTTTGTTGAGTTGGACTATAAGTTTTAGCATCACCATATGTCTCCCAAGTTTCATTAAATCCAAAATCATCATCTGGTCCAGCATCAATTGGGTCTGGAACAAGAGTATATCTCATTTCTCTCTTAGCAGTTGTAGTATCGGTACTCGTGTACATATCAACCTGTACTTTTCTAATAAGACCCTCTGTACTGTCAGAAATTGGTCCGAATAGGTAGGTTTTTGCTGTGAAATTTAATGTATATATTAAAGTTCTCCGAGTTGAATAGTCTCCTTCATAATCATCGGTAAAGGATACACTATCCAAAACCACAGGAATATCTCTCTTCTCACCAATAGAATCTACCAAATCTACTGTCAAATTAAATGCTGGTTGAAAACTTGGAAGAATCTGTTCCACTATTTGTAGAGCATCATCTTGCAACTTAGTCATAATATTTAATTGAAACCCAATATTATATGGAACTGGCATATAAACCTTCTTTACAGTATCACCATTACCACAAGTTTTGAATGTTTGAGTTACATTTGCCTTTCTTGTGGAATCATACTGAATAGAAGTCATTTCAAATGATATTCTGGGAAGAGTAATCTGAATTGCTTTATTCAATTCAGATTGCTGTTCAATCCTGGCAAGAAACTTTTGCATAGGTCCATATCCAAGAGGAACCTTCATCTGACTGATTGCTACATCAGATGAATTTTTATGCTCAATATAAATGTCATTAAAAAGAGTTCCAAATGCAGTAACAGTCTTTCTAATAATTTGGTGGTAAAAATAAGTTCCTAACGTTTTTCTATACCCGTTTATTCAATCATTACCGTATTATATATTTATGGTATCAATAAGAACCAAATGGATTTGATTCTGAAAAATCTAAAATAGATTCTGCTTCGGTTTGAATTTGTAAATTATCTCCATATTTATCATAGGGATTCGAATTGTTGTATGTGTTTACGGAATATTGAGCATTGGAAATTGAACCAACAATTGTTTCTCCTGGGAAAAATCCATTAGGTGTTACGTTATTGACAAAAGAAACCTTAAGAATTTTTGTATCAAAATCCCAAGATTTGACTCTTGCTGTCGTACTAGATCTAGACCCGGTTACAATCTCATTGAATAAATAAGTTCCAATTCCAGTTAGAATCGGTGGTCCGTTTATAATAACTTGGGGGGAAGTAGTATAACCTATTCCAGGATTTGTAATTTTTATTGAAGATACAGTTTGACCTGTTCCTACCACAGACGATATTGCCTTTGCGGTCACACCCAAACCAACATTCCCAACAATAGTCACAATAGGTGCAGTTGAATATCCAACACCATTGTCTGTAAGAGTTATAGATATGACCCCAGACTGTGAGGTTTCAATTCCACAGGTGGCTGCCGCACCAGTTCCATTACCAGTAATTGTAATAGTGGGAACAGAAGTGTATCCTGCACCTGCATTTTTTAACAATATTCCTTTTATTGAATAAACTCCAGAATTTATCTCTGTAATTGCTTCTGCAATTGCATTAGTTCCTCCGAAGGGAGCAGAAGATATACTTACTACCGGTGGAGAAGTATAACCATATCCATCATTATTCAATGTTATCTGCCTAATATAACCACTTCCAATTCCTGCTGTTGCCGTGGCAGTTCTTCCAAGTCCAATCAAAGTTAGTGTGGTTATATATCCTTCATCTTCAATTTGAGTATCAATTTCATCGATAGATGTGTCAATAACTTCATCTTCATATTCGAATAGTTCACATTTTAGTTCATAAACATATAATTTACCTAACTGGTAAAATGGTTGCTCGTGCTCTACAAATTTAACTTCAAATAGTCTTTGACCTAGTGGAAAGTATATTAAATCTCCTTCTCTGGGTCTTGACGATAAAACAATTTCTTCATTATTATCACCCTCAAGAAAGGGTGCAATAAAGTCTTCGTATCTTTCCTTAGAAATAATTAAACTTAAATCATCTTTTAAACTCATTCCAAATTTCGTAAGAATATCTCCCTGACCACTATATCCTTCATAATTGCTTATGTATGCTTCTAGTGCAAAATTATCATCAAATTTGGATGAAGAAACCTCTCTAAGTATAGTTTCTCTCCTTACAAATTTTCGGGGAATATAAATTACTTCCACACCATAAATTCTCAACTGTTCGTTGATTAACTCCTGAACAAGTCTTTGCTCATTTGGTGAACCTTGAAGAAAGAAGGGATTTAGTGCCATTATTATCCAATAAAATCGTAAGGTGGTAGTTCATATTCGAGTACCATTCTCTGTTTTATATCTTCCAACTCTCTTTCAGCATCTTCATATAGTTCTCTGCCATTTAGCTCAATTCCACCTGGCAATTTAACTCCTCTGAATTTAATTAGATTCTGCCCCCACTGCTTCTTCATAAGTGAAGTTAGATATTTCTTTAAAAAACTATCATTATAAACATCAGTGAAGGTATTTGGATCTAAAATTCTATAGCAATCAATTATTAGGAAGGTTCCAACTTGCTGAGATCCCCAGTCAATATCCAAATACATTCTATTCTGTCTTTTATTAAATCTTATCTGCTTATCAGTACTCAAAAGAAAATCAATATCCTCAAGGTAACTTTTTACCATCGAATATTGTAATAAATCAATTGAATTAAAATAATACAAGTCATTTAAGAATAATTGATACTTAATACTAAACATACCTCTAGAGATAGAACTAGCATCAAATTTAAAAACTTTTTCAATTCCAATTACAGAATCTGGAATCTGAATAAAATTTGATGTTTCATAAAAATTGGAAGTAATTGTTCCAAGACCGGATATATTTGTTGATGTTCCTGTTGTAGTTACTAATCCAACACCACTTCCTTTTGATGCGGTTCCTCTATTAATATCATCTTGAGTAAATTGATACTTCAGATACATTCTCTCTACACCATCAAAGTGCCTCTCCTGGAAGTACTGAAGGGCATCATCTACTAAATCATCTATTTGGTCGTCGGCAAGGTTAATCTCCAATACAGGGGCACCTAGGCGTCTTAGGCAATAGTCTACGAGTTCTTGTCTACTTGCTGGTTTAGACACTAATAAGTTCCTCCATCTATAACACTGGACCAGGTTGGTATTCCTGAATTATCAGTTGTAAGTATATAGTTAGTTTCTGTTATTGCCGATGCAGTTGTTCCTGTGGAAACTAATTGGTCATTTGGGCCAAAATATGCAACACCGTAAAGTTGACCTGGCGGATAATAAAATGACTGCCCTACGGTAAGAATTCCTGTAATATTTCCATTTCTGGAAGTAAATTCATCAAATACTAAATCATCACCCACATAAAGATCGCCATCAATATAAACATTATTTTTAAAGGTTGCAATACCCACAAATGTAGATAATCCACTTACCCTGAGTGAAGTTACTGATGCTATTCCACCAATAACATTTTCGGCAGTAATAGCAGATCCACCAGCAGATCCAGAAATACTAGATACAACTTTAATTGTATTTTGCTGACCTACTCTTACTTTGATGTCAGACATTACTTGGTTACTCCTTCTCTTACGAGAACCATTCCTTCAATAACTCTATTTTTAAGTCCATATGGATCTATAATTAAAATATCATAAACATATCTTCCCGATTTTAAATCTACAGTTTGTCCAGATGTTAATCCTATAGATATTTTCCCAGAGGTAGAAGGTGCGATTATATTTGTCGAAAAATTTATTGCCGAAGAACTTCCAGACCACTTTCTCATCTGGGCATCAACTTCATAATTGTTCAAATTTAATGGAGAATTATTATCAGATCCTTCTAAAGTAAAAGTCTGACTAAAATCAGAACCAGAATTGATGACTAAGTTATTTACGTATACTGCTGCCATCTATCTTTTTTAGATCTACAATTTATTTATATCTTACTCATAGTTGCTAAAACTTCTTGCTGTTTCAAATATAATTTACAATAAAGTTTTGAGAAATTTTTCAATTCTTCAAAACTCAACTCATCAATAAACCTAGACTGCTTTTCATATTCGAATAATTTACTCACACTTTCTAATTTAATTTCATTTGGGTCCATTTAGCAATTCTCTCAATAAAGATTTAATTTCATCAATATCTTTTCTAATAACATCCAATTCCTTTTTTTGAGATTCTCTATTATTAATTATATTGAGATATTGATTATATGATGTAGAATCACAATTAACAATAGCTCCGCTATGTTCATCTCTATAAAGATTTGTATGCCCCTCTACTCTAATCATCTTACGGCAATTGTTCTGAGTTCTTTGATTCTTGGTGGATATGCCTGATTAGTTCCGGACATTACAATTTTAATCACATATCCATTGAACAATCCAAGATTGTTGGCAGTAAATTCATATTCTTTGAATTGATTATCCAAACTAGAACTTACGAAAGAATCAGGTTTTCCATTATTTAGAGAAGGATCAACTACTGAAAGTCCTGATGCTGTAGATGTAAGATTATCATAACCAGGAAATAGTTCAAATGATTGCTCAACTTCGGAAGAGTCTGGTCTGAACAGACTGTATAGAACTCTAAAGTCAGCAGATTCGTGGCGATATGCAGATAAAATAACTTTAAGAGAAGTTGCAGGATTTACCAAATTTACTGCTCTTGAAACATACACTACTGCGTGTGGGTCATCCAATATAGAATTAGATCTTCCATCAGATGCATAATCAGAAACTGGGTTGTTTAAACGACTAGAAATAAACTCAGTAAATGCAGTATCTAAGAATATCATAGGAGATAAATTAGAATCTGTTGTACTTAGAGTTATTCCTGTGGTAAATGATTTATTTCTTTGATTTG